GCTAGTCATTAACCTATTTTGTGCCGCTTCAGGAGTTTCTATATTGAGTCTACTTTGAAAGTTGGGAGATAACGATACTTGTGCAGTAGAGGGGATACTCTTCATAGCTTCTAAAGCCTGTGGACTTCCTCCCAAACCAGTAGTATCAATGCTTTTATTAAGAACAGAATCTCTTATGTCTTTTGGTATAGATGCAATAGGAACTTCTCCTTTAGCTACAGATGCTAATGTTTCACGAGTTTCTTTAGCTTTTGCCCTTGCTTCTTCGGGCTCGCCCAATTTCTTTTTAAGCATATATTCCATAGCCATTTGTAGATATGGACTTACTCCTTCAGTAAAATACTCAATTGGATTTTTCCGTGCAGGTAATATTGTTATAGCCATTTAGTCCTCCTATAATAAAAAAGGTATCAACATCCAACTTCTTTTAATATAATCCATATATTTTTCGCCAAATTTCATATACATCATTTTTTCTTCTCTTTCTATGCGGTCAAAATAAGAACACCAAGCACATAGAAAAATAATACAAGCCATAAACCAATTAGAGACCAAAAGAGTTAAACCAAATAATAATAATAAGGCTGATGTATAAATTGGATGTCTAACATATTTATAAACACCGGTAGTTATTAAATTATTAGGAGTTATTACTCTTATGTTAAAATTCGTCCCTAATTGCTTTTTTGCTACTAATCTTAAAATTATTGAAATTGTAATTATAATACTTCCAATAATTATTTTCACTATAGCATTGCCCCTAATATTGCAGCACCACCAAGCGAACCTAACGCACCCATAGTTGGACCAAAATAATCTGTTCCTTGATTTGCGAAATATTCTGGTCGGCTTGCTTGGAACATAGCGTTATATAGAGTATCTGCACTTGGAACTGCTCTTTGATATTGATATGGATTAATTTGTGGTTGTTGTGTTCCTACTTGTGGATAAAGTATTTGCATATAAGGAACAAGGGCTTGCTGTGCAGCTAACCCAGCTTGCATACGCCTTTGATAATCTTGTATTTCGAATTGTTGCATTAAATCACTCACACTCTTAGCTTCAGCCGCAGCCGCTCTTCCACCATAAAGCCCACCACCTAGATTTGCCCTTTCACGCATTGCTTTCATTAAAGCTTCAGTTTCTTGTGTTCTTTGAGTATTTAATGCAGTTTGTTCTTGTGTAGTCATATAGTCTGGGTTTTGAAGTCTTTGAAGTGCATTTTGAGCCCCAGCTTCGACTATTTGGCTTTGATAAGGGTAAAGTTCCCTTTGTAAAGTTTGTTGACTGCGTGCTAATTCAGGGTAGTATTGATTATAAAGTGATTGATAAAGTGATGCTTGTTGAGGCACAAATTCCTTTTGGATATTAAATTCTTGCTGTGCCATAGGCTGACCATACTTTAGATTAGCCTGATATATTTGCTCAGCAGTTTCTCCAGCATTTGGAGCAGGAGTTGTGGGCGCAGCTTGGACAGTAGTTCCTCCCCCTCCTTGCTCATTGCCTAATCCCTTTTGAGTAAGAAAAAATAACGCCCAACCAATTAACCCCAAACTAACTATTAGCAACATCTTGACCCCCTTTTAATAATCTTAACCAACGTGATTTATGATATATTCTAATTCCTCTTTCAGGATATTTTCTCCTTCTCCAAAAGTAACCAAATCTTGCTGTAGGATTGTCTTCAATAATTTTCTTGGTAAATGTTTTTAATATACCATTGCCTCTAAACTTTGGTGCTATCTCTACTTCGTTGACCCAAGCGTATTCACCCTTACTATCAAAGTTACCACTTTTATCAACTAAGTAGTATTCGCAAACTGCCTTAATGGTTCCATCTTCTGTGCGTAGAATTATAATCACTTTAAATATCCTTGGACTACAACCTGTGTTTCACGACCCGAACTACCACTTGCAATCCACTCTATAACGCCAGCAGAACTAGTTTCTACAGTTACATACCCAACATTATTTTGTGCGTTTATAACAATTGAAGCACATCCAGTATCAGCTGTAGCAATGTCTCCAGTATCGCCATTTGGTCTAAAATGAAATGTAGTAGGAACAGTAGAACCAGTATGGGCAATCCTTAGCATAACTAAGGCATAATTAGCCCCTACTATTGAACTTAAATCTAAATCAGTCCAACTCGAAGGAGGAGGATTAGAAGAAAAGGCTTCTGTCCCTGAATGGTTCCATATTGTTATTGTCTTATAGCTTTGGTCCCCACTTAAAAATGTAGTTGCAGAAGCTGACCCACTCCCCAATCTTGCAGTAGCAATTGTCCCACTTGTAATCTTAGAAGCGTCTAAGTTAGGTATTTGACTTGCTGCAATCCCAGTCACCTCACTTGCGTCATTAGCCCCCAACCCCGATATTACAGGCAATTTAGCACTACTTGTCAATTGGACTATCTTCCCAGCAGTGATACCAGTAGCTATGTTATCTGTGGGTATAATGCCTGCACTATAAGTAATCCCTGTCAATCCATATAGAGCACTCCCAGCCACCTTATTAGCTGTAGTAATTGCAGCTAATTTGCCATTACTTATTTCGCCTAATTTGGTATCTGCTATGGCTGCAGTGCCTGAAATATCGTTATTAGTTATTGTTCCATCGAGTATATCGTCAGTAGTTATAGACCCATCAACATAGGTATCTACTCCACGTGTCAAATAGTTAAAAATATTGTCTTCGTTAGTAGTAACCTCAGTAGGGTTAATCACTGTCCCTTCTACATACGTATAAGTCCTTGAAGGAGGAGTAGCCCAAGCAATTGTGGGGATTAACAAAAACAATAAGAATAACTTTTTCATTATTACCTCTCTATTATTTTACCTTCTTCATCTAATTTACCAATTTTTTGTAATGACTTAATCGCTTGCGTCCTTAGTTCTTCATCTATTAAACTATCAACCTTAGATTGTTCTAAGGCTTCCCTCTTTGCTAATTCTATATTCTCTTTTAGCGTATCAGTTATTTCTATTAAATTAGGTGCGTTAAATTCCTTCTTAAGGTCATCTAATTTTTTTATCCCACTCACATCACTTACTTGAATATTCTTAACGCTATCGTAATATTCTTTTGTTTCACATATTCCTAAAGAAGTAATGGATATAAAAAATAAAGTTAAGAGTATTCTCATCTAAAAGCTATATAACCCATATTACCTGTCCCTGTTGGACTTCCAGCTTTTGTCCAAGTTACAGTAAATCCCCCAGAATCAAAGGAACTTAAAGAAATTACGTTATAATGAGTAGCACCATCACCTAATTCACCTATGCCCCCAGTAGAAGGATTCATCTTTGTTCCATCTGTTTGATAACCCATATAATATTTACTAGTTCCGTCGGTAAATCCCCAAGTTGATGCCCTTGTTCCTTCAGTTGCACCCACAAGAATTAATGCTTTAGGTTGAAATCCAACCCCAGTTATAGCTTGAGTTCCAGTGGCTGTAGATAAATCTCTACTAAAATTACCTACTTTAAATCTTGAATCGCTATAAGACATATCCCCACCAGCACTCAAAGACTCAAACTTATCATAAACAGCATTTTGTGATGGTGCTAAATTCGTCACTCCATTCCAACTCAAGCCATAGACTAAATCAGAAACAAAGTTTAAAGCTTGTATCTTGTCATAAATGGCGTTCTTGGAAGGTGCCACTGAAGTCACGCCATCCCAAGTGGAGCCATAAGCGGTATCAGATACGTTGTCGTTTATCCAATTGTAGATATTCTCCAAGCTTTCATTCACCACGACAAGTCCATCTTGGTTGAAATCAGTAACCCTAGTAGGTTTAGGGATACTTGCACAATATCCATTAGTGTAAAAGAACAAAAATCCTAAGATTATAAGTAGTCTAAATCCCATAAAAGAGTGGAATATCCAAACAATTCCATAGGTGAATCTATACTATCTTCGCTAAATTTGTATTTAATATACCTACCTGACACGTTTAGGGGTATCTTTGTAAGGCTCGTAGTTGTTCCAGCCCAAGTTGATGTCCCCCAAATGGCTGTTCCCCACAAATCGCCATCAGCTCCTATAGTCACATCTGTTGAGGTGATAGTGTTTGAATAATCTGTAGCGTGGTATACTTGCATATTGACAGAGGTATCTGAGGAAGCCCAGAGATAAAGTTCACCAAAGTTCTTACGCATTGGAGCTGAGCCCATATCATACCATTTGGTAGTATAGTAGGCGTCTATTGCCCCTATTGAATAGGCTGAGTTCGCTGTAGCTGTGCTTGTGGGGGTAACTAATACGCCTGTGGCTACGGCTTCAACGATAACCATTTCTTCGTTTATTCCTGTGCCTGAAGTAATAGTTACAATAGCACCCGTAACATCAGTAAAATTAGCCGAGGTATCATAAAGAACTGTCAATCCACTTGCGGTAGTCCCATCCCTTGTGCCTACTGCGTCCCATACGCCCACCTCCCCAGCCACATCAGAGTCTTTATCTGGGTCAATCATTTGATAAACAAAGGAAGAAAAATTCCCAAAATAGATTTGAGGAATAGTATTACTATCATTAGCTACACATAGGGCATTAGCGTCTATTTGCGTATGTTTACTCCATTCACCTAAGCCATAGTGTAAATCTAACAAGAGATTATTCGAGCTTACTGCCCCTGAAGTTACGGCTAGATAATAATGGGCGTCCTCTTGGTCATCAACGCTTACTGCATAAGGCAACCTTGAAGGAGAAAGGTCTGACATCTCTCCTGAGATATTAGTTGAAATCTCAGTCACCTTGACCCCATCACAAAAGTTAATAGTCTTATCCCTTGATAAGAATATAAGACCTTCAGAGTTGCCAATTTGAATATTTTGTATAGAGTTCCTTGCTATGCAACCTATCCCCTCACTAACCTTAGAAACATTGATTAGTTCGTCCCCACCTACTAAGGAAATCTTGTAAATACTATCTGTTAAGAATATATAGAGGTTGTCATAGAGTGTAGCAATGCCTTCAATTTGTTGACCACCCAAAGTGGCTATATCGACAAAATCGTCATCTGACCAAGTTTCAATAGTCCCTACATTGGACCATCTCACACGAGTCGTATGTGATGTCCCAGCCTCTACAGTATTCGCTACAATCAAATAATTCTTCCACCAAGCTACGCACTTAGCTTTAGTCACAGCATTAGATAAACCTGTAAAGGCAAGGTTAGTGGTAGTAGTGCCGTCTGTTTTGATTAGTGGGTTTTGGAAATTAGTTCCTATGGCTTTGTCTAGGGCTGTGACCCAACTAAATTGGTAGTTTTGACCTTCAGTTATTGTTACGCTACCTGTTCTGTTAGTTTTTACTCCTGCGGCGGATATTGTGAATAGCTTGTCCCCACACGTAGCTAATACAGTCCTCGTCCCATCTGACTTATAAAGCTCATATAACGAAGTTACCGCTTCGAAATTATCAGTAAGAATAGCAGTATCAAGCAAACAATGAAAATCATACCCATTTCTCTTGGTGGCTGCACCAGTTATATCGAGGTTGATATTTTGTATATCTGCTGCCCTAAAGTCTTTGACTTGGGGAGGGGAGCTTGTATCGTCTAAGCCTAAAAAGACACTCAACCCTTGTTCAGGATATACCCTTTCTTTTTCAGCAAAAACATTACCTATGACTAAAAACGATAATACTAAACTTAAAAATAGTCTTTTCATTATACTTCCGTTATAGTTGGACTTTCTTTCAATGTCAACCAAGGGGTATTATAATTAGCTAACTGATTTCTTAAGGTTGGTATGTAATCTACATTTTGTAGGTCTTCCCTCACCATTGACCTTACGCCCGCACCAAACAAACCTTGCGTAGTATTGAATAAAGTTTCTTTATTTTGGTATTGGTATACTTTCGCCATAGCACCAAGCCTTACCACCCACATCCATTTCTCAGGCAAATCAGGCACGTCATTGTCCCCTTCTAATCTTCTTATGCTTGTGAAATATTCTATATAGAGAGAAACTGCTGAAGAAGGAATAGGATAAAACGATACAATCTTAAATCTGGCACTTCTTTCAGTTGGGGTCAATTGAACCAATGTAGTATCGCCCGTAGCTTTTCTCACAGTTATAATCCCCACAGTATCAGCAGATTTAGATATTCTCAACACATCACCAGCGTTCCAAGTGACGCTTCCACTAACAAAAGTAGTCCCTGTCAATGTCAAGCTTTCTGTTCGGGGTAAACCATTGGAATCCTTACCAACTATTCTCACTGTTTGGGTTGTATCAGAGGCAGATGACGAAAGGACTTCTATGGTATCATCCGCAGATAATCTAACCGCTACACCTTCTTCTTCCCAGATACGATACCATTTAGGATTTCCTGTGGCGGTGGGATTGGGGAGCCACTCATAGAAAAGGTCATCAGGGATATAATTTAATTTAATAGGAGTAGAAGTTTGCCTTATAATACCAATATTGTCGCAATCCCTAGGCAATTGGTAATTCTCAGTTGAGGATGTAGTAGTTAAGGTATATTTCCTACGATTAAAAGACCATTTATGGTCATACCCCTTCATCCCAGTTTGTTCAAAAGCCCACGATGGGGAGTTAATCTCAAGGAGAGTTTGGTTAATATACTCCTCAATTGTGGTGTTTATTTGTGTTTCCCTTGTATCTGTAGCTACCCTATCCCTTATTTCTTTACGAGTCCTCATTGAATCTCCTCATTTTGAATACAATAAATTGAAGCATAAGCGAACATCGCTATTAAACCTATTTGCCAAAGGTGGCTTACGAAATTAAATAAAGACAAAAAGCAAAATCCTAAAAATATGCTCGCTAACCTTATTGTCAAATCACTTCTTACTTTGTTAAAAGTCTTAAAGTAATCCTTGATGCACCAAGCTAATAATCCTAAACCTATTAATCCAAGTTCAAAAGCTATTTGGTAATATTCATTATGTAAGTGTTGGAATACGCCATAATTGATTAGGTATATCTTTTGAGCACCAAATGAGCCTAATCCTTGACCTGTAATCGGGTGATTCTTGAAAATATCAAATGCGTATTCCCAAATCTTGAATCTTCCACTACTAGAAAAAAATCCATTGTGGAATAAGGCTAAATATCCAATGCTTAACAAAGAAAGTATGCTTAAACCTATGGCTACTTTCTTATTGTTAAAAAACAACCAAAAGAGAAAAACTATCGCACTACACACTAACCCTATTGCTGAATTAGTCAATATTACCACCATCCAAAGCAATATTAAGGCTAGGATACTTTCTCTCTTTTTCTCAAAGAACAAAGGCGATATTATGGCTAATAAAGAACCTAAATGGCTTGGTTGACCTATTGTCCCCACCAATACATCATTGCCAAAATTAACCTTATTCTTAAAAAACTCATCAAGGTTAAGATATTGTAATACGCAATAAAAAAGAACAAGTATAAAACTATACCTTAGATACTTTAAGATTTTCCCAATCTTTTCCTTGTCAAGATACTCGACTACGAGTTTATAAAACAACACCATAACTAATAGGTTAAAAAAGGGCATAAATAACCTTATGGGGTATTGTTGTGCCTTTTCAAACCCATATATCCACCAATAAGAAGTCACTAAACCTGCCCAAAATATAAAACTCCCTAATGGTTTATTGGTTATATTTATACGTTTAGGCTTTTCAAAGAACGCATAACAAAACAACGTTAGTATACCTATTTGGACAAATTGACCTTGGGCGTGCCAAATGTCCATTTGCTTGAAAAAGAAATGCCCAAAAGGTAACAAGAGTAGCAAAGAGATAAAGATATATGTCATTTAAGATACTTCTTTCGGAAGCACTTATTACAAACAATAAACTTTTTATCTTTACTAGCCTTAAAAAGCATAGTTTCTTCTTTACAAAGAGAGCAAATAATCTTTCCCTTATAATCTATATGAAACGCAACCTGGGTCCCATTTACACCCAAGGGATAAAGTTGTGGCGTAGCACAACCACTTATTAAAATCGCAAGTATTAAGAGTATATATCTCATAATAAAAACAAAGGGGCAGTTGCCTGCCCCAGTTTAAAACTAATCTTTGTCGTATTGAACAGGATTGACGTAAATCAAAGCATAGTGAGCATCAGCGTTGCCATAAATATCAACGGCAGCTGCGGAAGCTTTGATACAAACACCAATCGTTCCTTCGTCAACTGCGGTTCCATCGTGGTCTGTTGCTGTTCCAGTTGCCCTACTACCAGCAATAGTATTAACTGTGCAAGCTGCTGGTGAGAACAACCTAGTTACAGCAGGTCCCTTGATAATAATTTCCCCAGTGTCGCCATTAGAAATTCCTCTAGTAGCTACGCCTGCAGTCCAGATGTCGTCAGTGCTATCTACTGATTTTACCCAAGGTGCAGTATCATCGTAAATAGTCCCAGCGTCTGAATCTGAAGTATCAAAGTCCCATTCCACTACATAACCAGAGCTGATAGCAGAACCCGAACCATTGTAGACTGTTTCAGTCCAAACGGTAGGATAGTTCTTTGCGTCAACAGCTATGGGTATGTTTGTTGCAGAGGCTAACCTCGTTATACATAATAACGAGATAGCCAAGGCGATAGAAAATAGTTTTCTATTCATTTGTTTCTCCTTGCTTGAAAGTAAGTATATGACACTTTTTACAAAGCGTAACTCCATTGTTAATATCAAAAAGTTCATTTATAGCCATAGCAAGAATATATTTATCATCGATACTCAATCCCTTAATTTGAACTTTTACAAGAAGTTCTTTCATAGGAATTATATGATGAGCTTCTATATCCCTACCGTGTCCACGTAAACCACAGGTTTGGCAACTCCAACCATCCCTACGGAATACATCTGCTCTCCATTTTTTATATTTACCAGAGAAACGTATTCTTTTGGTTAAGTTTTCATTACCACCCTTCCATCCATAATGTTTACTTCCTGAATGACTTTCACTAAGTTTACGTTTATATTCTTCGGAATAAATACCAACTTTTCCTTTATTCCAAACGCTATAATGTAACTTCTTGCCCTTATTCCAAGGAATAAAATTCTTTTTAGCATCAGATAAATGTTGACGCCATTCCAGGGAAAATGGGGGTCTCTTGTAATGGAGACCTTTATTCCAAGAAGTCCGTTTTTTAATTTCAAGTGTCATTCTTACTATCTCTTTATTATGACCACGGGTGGTAGCCATTGGTTCTACGAGAACCAGTTGTTAAGTTGCCGAACAGATACATCAAAGCGACCCTCATTAACTGGTCGTGAGATGGTTGCATATCTGTTAGTTCCATATTACCCCTTGCCAATACCTGTAACCAAAGGTTATCAGTATCAACAAAATACATCGTTCCTGAACCGCAATTATCATCAAACACGACAGGCATCGTTTGATATGCTAAATGCTGGAATCCAGCATCCGCCAATTCAGTCGTGACATAGCGAATATTGGAAGTCAACATAGCTTCGTATTCAGAATACAATGTTTTGGTAGTTACTACCAATCTCGGACCCTGACGACCAAAGGTGCAATTCGCCACTAATGCTGACATTTTTCCTAATGAAGTTGTTGCACTAGAAGAGAAATCAGCAGTGGTTCCGATTTGGTTGCACCAATAGGTATTAGCTGACGAGTCAATACCACCTACATCAGTCTGCCCAGTCGGTGCTGAGTTAATTAAATACGGCAGTCCATCAAAATCATTCCCCGCCGTCCCGTCTTTCCACACCTGGTCACCAAGAACTTCACTCATTGAAATCTTTGCACGAGTTACCGTTTCCTCAACCAAGTCAAGCAACTTCTCTTTGTTCCCAGCGTTCATCGCTTCTTCAAGCAATGAGATTACAACTGAACCAGCTACTATCTTGATGGGATACTCTGCACGAGTAAGGTCATCCATAAGAGGAGTGGAGATGGTGTCAGTTTTACCATAGGAGGTAAAAGAAGTATTTTGCTTATAGAAGATAGGATGGGTAAACGAACGTCCACCCGATACTATCTTGAGGTTGCCCTTCTTTTGTAACATATACAAAAGGGCATTATTCGTAGAAACTGCGTCAAAAACTTCAGAAGGAAGATTCTGTAGGGTCGTGGTAATCAGTTTTGTGAAACTACTATTACCTGTTGCCATTAGAAACTCCTTGTTAGAAACTAAAACTCAAGCTTTTGTGCTTCACGTTCTATACGTTGTCTCAAAGTCAACTTCTCCTTGGTAGGAGGAAGTCCCCCTTGAGGTATAGAGGTTTGTTCGACATTGGCTTGTTTCTTAGCTTCCATTTTTTGTTTAATATTGTTGTTTGCTTGTTTCTCGGCTTGAACGACTTTCTTATCCCACATAACAACCCTATACGCATCCTCGGGATTATAGCCTTGATTAATCTTTCTGGCTATTTCGATTTCTTCAGGCGAGTCAGGTGTTATATCTGGATGAGCATTGCGAAATTGCTGGACCTTTAAGTTAGCTAATTCCCTTTGACCAACTTCTAACAAAGGATTAACTTTGCTTATTTTTTGTTCAGCTATTCTTTCTGCCCTCTGGTCGACTGCCCTCCAAAATCTTTCTTCCTCTGGAGTCATATTTGCAAATGGGTCAGTAGTCGGTTGCTGAGGAGGAGTTTGGCGTTGCAATACTTGTTCGAGTTGTTGTCTATACCAATTCCTTTCCTCAATAACTTCCTTGAACCGAGGATGGTCCTGTGGAGGTTCGTGAACTTTTGGCTCAGCTTGTTGCGGAGTTGCTGACTCCGTGCTTATTTGTTCTTGAACTTCCTGCACCTCTGGCGAGGAGGCAATTGCTTCGCCTAATGCGGAATCGGACGAGGCATCCGCTGGATTTACGTCCTGGTTTGCTTCTGGCATTTATATTCCTTTCGTGGATCAGGGGTCGCCCCCAGAGATTTCAACGGTAAATCTCTAACCGATTTACATAGGCTTAGGAATAAGGTGGTTAGCTAGACTTGAAGGTCTAGGGTATTTATCCTTAATCCTATTGCCTAGTTCTGTTGCAAATGCATCTTCTTCTGTTTCTGATTCTTCTTGGAGTAATAAAACAAGTAAAGTTTTCATCGCTTGCAATAAAGCGTCAGAATTACTTATTCCACCAAGTTTGTTGGACAAGGCTCTTTCCAAATCACTAGCCATATCAATATCCTTTTTTGCCACCCTTTTTCTTGCCTTTTTTCTTACCTTTGCCTTTACAAGCCATTAGTTATCCCCCATTTTTTTAGCACAAGCCTTAGTCCCTATCATAGTCTTGTCAGCTTTTGCAGGATTAGTATAAGGGCAATTAGGAACTTCCTTCACAGGAGATACTTCCCTAAAATTACCATCTCTTTTCCAACCCTTCGCTATTTTGATTCCTACATTTTGGTCCTTCCCTTTACTTCCGATTACTGGCATAACTCCTCCTTGGTTAATTAACGATATTTATAAGAACGGGAACATCTGTCTATTCCCGAATAAGAAAAGATTTTAGGCTCACCTTTTCCTTCTGTTTGCGGTTTGGAACCTGAATGCATCATCAAACCGTGTGCCCTCATATACTCACGCTTCTCTCTCTTGGTTTCAAACTTCCTATTCAACACTGGGTCAAAATATCCTGTGTCAGGACAATACACCGGACCATTAAGTCCGTGATTAGGGTCTTGATAGATGTCATCTATCTCCACCCACTCTTTTGTTTCAGGGATATATCTTTTACGCAAGAGGTATCTGTCCTCCTTTTTCCCCACCCATACTCGACATTATATCCGCAGGAGTAGGTGCATTCGATTGCCTTAATTGTGGTATCGTTCCCACCCCAGCACCACCAGTCCCCATAGGTTGTCCTTGAGGATTAGGTAACATCGCTTGTTGTGGTAGTTGAATAGGTTTAATGATACGTGAAATATTGGTGAATACATCTGGGAACATTTGGAGGTATTTCTTCATTATCTCTGCAAGCTCTATCTTGTAACCTTGCGCAGCAAACGCCTCCAACACTCCCTTACCACCAAGTATATTGACCAAGTTTTCGACTTGTTTTCTCAATACAGGTAAATCTGGTTTTTGGGTAGAACCCACTTCGATTTGGAAATCGTATTCGCCTGTGATTAGCTTTTCTTCCATATTTTGGTCAATGGGAGCCAACCAAGAATATCTAGGAGTTCCAGTAACATCATCATACGCTGTATCGCCAGTAATCAACTCAATCTCTCCAAGGTCGACAAATTGTTTTACGATTTGCCAAAGCTTACGTCCTTGACGATTAGAGAAATCAGACACCATATCTGCCTTGTCGGAGATTCTTAAGTTTTGTCCTGCTTGACCTATTTGTGCTTCGGTGGCGGTCTCGGCGGAAGTGAGACCTGTGAGCATTGCCCTAGTGATACCTGTTTCAAGGGAGATAATGTCAACCATCTTGTCTATTACAAGCATTAAATCCCCTTTGACTTGGGTCATTGAGATTTCCTTAATGACCTCACTAGGGTTTTTATTGCAAGCCACCAATGAACCTAATACGCCATCTCTCAAAGCTTTCTTCCCAGGCTCAGTCACAGCTGTCTCATCATAAGCCAACTTACTCATAAACTTGTCCAATTGCTCTATGATGTTTTCGAAAGTGTTGTTAATCCTATCTTGTAAGGGCTTGGTGATATTGACTTCAGGCTGAGGATATAACTTATGCCCGTGTTTATTGAAAGTAAGGACCTCATATTGGAACCCATCGATTTCATAGATAGATTTATCGTGTCTAAGGGCAACATAATCTCCTTGGTCTTTCGCCAACACAAGTATATTAATGCCTTCGTCAGTCTTATAATGAACCTCGTAAAGCTCAATGGGCTTGAAACTCTCGATTTGTGTCGATGGTATGTCTTTTTGGAAAGTAGGTTGAAGGTCCATTCCCTTTAGCCCAGAGGTGTTCCTATAATTCTTGTTCTTTTTGACCCTATCCAATGTGGTGATAATCTTCTCGTAGACATAATTAGCTTCGAAGATGGAATTTGCTGAAGGGTCAATTCCAAAGTTAAAAGGATTCACCCACGTTACATAAGGACTCTCAGCGATGATAAACTCATTAAGGTCTATGTTCTTAGGCAAGGGTTGGGGTTCTTGGAACTTCCTTAACCCTAACATTGCTAAAAGACCTTTTCTTTTTTCCTCTTCACGTTTTTTATCAAGTCCCTTATCTTCGATGTCCATTCCAAAGCGTGTAGCGTAACCTAGTTTACAAATCCCCAAACCTAACACATAGGCGTCAAAGATTATTTGTTGGTTTACTCTCTTGATGTCTAGTTGTTTGTAGAAGTGGTTAAGTATCGCTGAAACATACGAAGAAGAATCTTCGTCTTGTTTACGCTTAGGTATGGCAACTATGTAAGGGTTCTTGTAATAAAGGGAAGGTATGACATTCTTTACTACAGGGTAAATAATGTTCAAAGGAACCATATAGTTGGGGTCAATTCTTGAGTAATCTTCGAGATACCTTGCAGAATAGCCATTCTCAAAGTATCCAATATTCTCCCCTACGCCCTTTATCTCGCCCTTTAAACACGAACCAAACTCTTGTTTCTTGAAATCTTCGGCTTGTTCTAATTCAATTCTCCAACGCCTTACCTCATCCTCTTTGATAGGTAACATTTATGCCTCTGTGAATTTAACGTTTCCAGATTTACTAATTGCGTTCTCTTCGTTCTTTTCTACTTCTTTTGCTTCTGCTTCTTTTTTCTCGACTTTTTCCTTTGCCACTTGTTCCTCCTTTGTAAATGTTCCTTAACTAAAAGCCAAGTCGGCGGGTTCACGTCTGAGCCTCCTTGGAAGTTTCATATTATATGCAACTTCTCTTTCATAAGCCCTTCTTTCCACCCAAGCGGGGGAATTGTAGGGGAGGTTATTAGTCTTTTCTTCTTTCTCTTTATAAAGGGCGTAACTCATACCCCTTATAGCCAATCCTAAACTCATTACCCCATCATCGTGTAAGCCATCAGGGGCAGTGTATCTTAACTTTCCACTTGGCAAGAGTTCATAAGAAAAGGCTTTTAATTCGTCTATTAAGAACTTTGTTTCTATGGTGTCAGGTATTGAAAGTAGTTGTTGTTCTATGGCTACAATCAATTGTTCGATTAACACTTGCTTGGAAGTGTTTGAGAACTTAAACCCTCGAACTACAAGCCCACCACGTGTCAAGTCGTCAACTATAGGGTCGCCAAGCCCCGTAGAGTCTATATGGATGATGTTATTACGGTATATCCTGGCGACCGCTTTGATATGGTCCTTTTGCAATGACCAATCTATCTTGTTAATGCGATTGATGTAGACTAGTTCGCCTGTGGACTCTTTAATGACTGTGATGACTGTGAAGTCCTCAGCCTTGCCCAAGTCAATACCTATGGAGTATTTCTCCTTGTCGTTGTTGGTTTGGAGATTACCCCTTATACATTTGTCAAGGTTTCTAAATACTGTCGCTTCGTCTTCAAGGAAGTCAGCGTAATACTCTTGCCTAAGTATCAACTCAGGCGTGGTCTCAACTATGACTTTCTTTTCACTCTCTGGGAAGAAGGGATTGTCGAAGGTAGAATACTTCCACGACTTGATTTCCTTGTCGTCTCCTTGTCCTTTAATCCAAAGGTCATAAAACCAATTACGACCTTTCGGAGTAGAGATAAATATAGCCCTACCAAGCTTGTCAGACAACGCAGGACGGATACCTTGTTCCCAAGATTTTCGTGAAACTCTAGATGCTTCATCTACCACGCAAAAATCAAGCCCAGCTCCTCTTAACCCTTCGTC